GGATGGATATTAGACAAACAAATACTTTGAATAGAACTAAGGCAAGATCTGAAGAAGATGAAAGACATATATGCCCATTACAGTTAGATGTAATAGCCAGATGTATAGAATTATGGACTAATCCAAACGATATAGTTTTAGATCCATTTATGG